TGCGAGGACGCATATTGCTAGGCACTTGATCGAGAATGTAAGGTAGGCTCTCGATGCCGGGTTGAAACATGTCTTCAAAGTAGATAACATCTTCACTGGTAACCTCTCCTGCTTTCATCTTACGAACTAGATTCATCAGTTGGCTCATGCCAAAATATGTACGACCGTGTGCGTCTAGCACTTGGCCAGTTACAATGGCTTGGTCATTACTAAGTGTTTCACCTTCAACAATTTCATAATCAATGCCTCGGCGTTCAAATACAGCACGATTCCATTCTTGTAGTTGTAGTGTGTATCTTGCTTTATAAGGCTCAAGGCCCATGTACCATAACTTACGCATTATTTTCCTCCGGGTAATACACCGCTGTTGATTTTGATATTTAGATCGCGAAGGTCAGCGGCAGAAATATTTCTAGCTACTGTGCTATTTGCATAATATTCTTTTTCGAAATATTCCATGGCAGTTTGAGATTGGTCAGTATAATCTTGTACTCTATAGCCACTGCTTTGTCGGCTACGAAGCAATTCTAGTGTATTTTTTATTGATTGTAATTCTTCGCTTAATCGCATAGTTGATCTGGCTAGATCATTTAGATCTCGTTGCATCCTACGCAAGGGGCCTTTGTGTCTATGATCATAGCTTTCGTCTTCGTGCTCGTTACTGGTTAAAATCACCATCATCATTAATTGACGAAGTGCATTCTTAACACGGATATCATCAGTTGTAAGTGCATAGTCAAACATTTCAATGAAGCGTTCTAATTCATAATCAGAACTGTCTTTTTCTCTCATCTCACCGCTCATTGAGCACGCTCTTTTTTTGCGTACCAATTCATTTTTGGATATTTCCCGTGACGAGCACGATCAAATTCACCCCAAGGAGTTTTGTCGTTGTAAAGATGTCGCTCGTCATACGGATATCCGTATTGGACACAAAACTCGCGATACTTGTCTAGATCGTCAAAAATTTGAGTGACTTCGGGTTTCATAGTTAGATACTTCTTTAGCCATTTAGCAGCCATTTTATTCTCCTTAGATTTTTATTGATAGAGAGGGTTGTTGAGTATTGTAAGTAATAGTACAACCATTTTCATTGTCTTCACTTACACTAATTACGACATTGCGTCCGGGATATCTATTGGCAATTTGGATATATAAATCATCTGCAATCATTTCGCATGATTTGTAGTCCAATCGCAGACAATCTTGTTTCCTTGAATACAGTGATTCCAACCACCGTTTGAATTGGATGAACTCGATATCACGGTCATTGTGATAGACGTCGATCGACACCCTAAAATGAAAAATGTGACGGTGAGGATTAGCGAGAAACGAGACATTGTATTCATCATTAGTATTTAACTGTGGGTCGGTTGCTGCTGCGGGATAGCAATGAATACCTTCTTTTTGAAAGGTTACCCAAATCTGTCTCTGGGCGTGATGCATAATTCTATCCGCTGTTTCGCGTTCTTCTAAATTCATTTTATCCACTCATCCTTTGTATATTGGGACCAATTGGTAAAGGTTCGACGATCAGTTAGATCATGTAAACTATGACACCACACTCCAGGATTGGTTGCTGCAAAATCTTTGTCATCTAGTTTAATTGTAGCATTATATCCCAATTGTTGTAAATAGGGCAATTTAACCGATACCATTGGTATAAATTTGTGATGTTCTGTTAAGCCGGTGTCTAACAAACCTTCTACTTCGCCAACATCTATGTCTAAAGTGCACCAATATCCTTGCATGATAAAAGGAAATATCATATTGGTCCAGCGATTCCAATCGGAACTATCGGCACGACCGTTTGGAAAACTTTGATTAGCACCAAAGTAGATATGGTCAATGTTAGTTCCAAATTTTGTAAATGGATCTTCTAGAATTTTTTCTATTTCTTCTGCAGGTTGAACACCCACAATAAAAAGAGTTTTTAATCCATAAGCTGGACTATGTTCTACTTCTTTTCCCAAAAATATTGAAATGTTGTTGTGTCCTGGTCTATTCATCGCCGTAACCTGTTCGTTGCGTATCTTCTTCCCATTGTAGTCTATTAAGCTTACTGATTTCATCTTTAATTAGCAACTTCTTCTTTTTCAATTCGGCTAAATGTTCTAAATCGACCCCTGGATGATTTGTTTGCATTTCGTCTATTTGTTTGCCCAACAGTTTATGCATTTCTTCAAAATGATTGATTTTGCTTTTATAACTCATATTACTCCTCCAAATGAGATTGCATGATATTTTCTGCTTCGTCTTCGGACATATCGTCCATGTCATCTTCCACGGTTTCAAAAAGTTGATTAAACATTGTATGACTGTTTTTTGTTTTTTTACCTTTAAAACCTCGGGTACCGGGAATATCCATCCAATAACTGTCATAGTGTTCAATAATTGCTTCGGCACTAGCTCTGTTGGGCGCAGAAAAAATAGCATCTACAATATCTTCAAATTTAGTGTGATCACCGTTGCGATTCCACAGCATGGCAGGTCTTTTCCCTGCATCAAATTCTCTATTTGCACGTTGAACGGATTCAATATGAGTCCATACATTGTGGCCCATCATTAGTGCATAACTGAAACTGTCCCAGCTTGTTTTGCCTTCTTTACTATTCTTATTTAGATCGCCGGGTTTGTAGATACAAACATCTTTAATCAATAGATGTTGACTAATTGGACTTTCGTCAAATACATCAAAAATTCCATCTCGAAGTACAGCATCTTTAAATGTTCTAGTATCCGTTGCATATTTTTTATCATCGGCGCTGGGTTTCATTCTATAGCACCATTTATCATCGTGCGGTAAATCTATCTGATGATACATCTGACCATTTGCTGTTGCAAGGAACGGGCTGGCACAGTCAAAACTAATTGTAAAATTAGGATTGACATATTTTCTAACAGCTCTTTGTATCACAGTTAACAGCACTGCCCATTCTAGTTTACTCGTTCCTAGGAAGTGCATCCAATCATGCTTGCCCTCTTGAAGTAAATTGTCATATCGCAATGCAACTAATCTTTTTAATACAAGATGAACATCACACATGTTCTGACCACCCATTGCCCACCCATCAAAGTGTGTGTCCGGATACACAGTAGGATCACAAAACTCTTTCATCTCCTCATACCATTCATTGGCACTGGTGTGGTTATCGCCTTGTAAAACATTTAGGAACCGAGCACCACCGTTTGCTTTGCCTCGACGATGCTGCATAAAATAGTTGTTATTGTACTTTGTGGCAACGACCGCTTCTTCTAATGTGGTAATTCCGCATGCTTGACTTGCTTTAGGATCGTGAATGACCCAAGTAGGAATGTCAAGAATCATACCATAGTCTGCAATACCATCTAACCATTTAAGCACAGCGTCTCGTTTCTTTTGTGCAGCATCTAATTGTTTTTGATATTCCTTTAATGGATCAACTATGACAGACTTACCTTTAGTGTTAACTTTATTATAAGTTCCTTGCGCAGCAAGATCTTTTAATTTTTTCTGTACTGCTGGACTGGTAGGATCACGCCACTCGCCTTCCCACAAGCCCTTGGCAATCTGGAATCCACCAGAGTCACCAAGCATGAATGTACCGGGCTCACGCTTGCGAACCATGTCTTCGCTGGCATCGTCTTTGTTGAGGTCTAGATTGGCGTGCCCACCCGAGTACAGGCTCCATCTGTAGGGGAAAAGACCCTGTTGGCTGTTGAGCCAATTGAATTGTTCCATGTCTTGTAACGCCTGAGGCATACGAGCAGGATCAACATAGTCATTGTTAACACGTTGTTTCCCTATAAATGTTGCATAAAATCCAGAAATAGCGGGTAAAAATACTGCGTAATCTGATTGCTTTGCTGTTAAATTATCTTGCATAAAATTCTATCGAATTTATAAAGTTATAATCGTCGGACAAGTAGGTCATAACTTTATTTAGGTATGGTTTGTTTATATCATCAGCTAAAAGATTTCTCAATTTGCTAATATTCGAAATTGTAGAATAATCTACTTGTAATGAATTATTAAATTGATTTGATACATTATGATCGTGTAAAAAATGATTTAACATGTAACCAAGTTGATTATTTAATTTAAAATAATAAATTTTTTTTGCACTGCTCATAACTTTGCTTGATTCAAAAATTTGTTTTTGCAGAGCTGTAAACTTTTTACAACAAATTTGATTATACATTAAAAAATCTATAAAGTCATCTTCATATAAACCGTTATTGTTGTATTCAGTTTTTTGATATTCGCTGCAGACCAATCTAGTCCATCTAGCAAACGGATCATCAAATACAGTAAAAACAATAGGAGTATTTTGAACAGTTGTCTTTTTCCAATTCAACTTTAGCAAATTTGAAAGTATTTCAGTATCAAGGTTGCCTACTATAGACAAAAATCCTACAGACTCTGATTGGTTAGTAAAAAAATCAGCTTCCATAAAATTTTACTGTGTTAATTAATTCAACATCTTCCTTGTAATATTGTAACAACTTTTCTTTGTATCCGGCATTTTTACTATCGAACAGAAATTCAGTAAAAAATTGATGTATAGGATTTTCTTTGTTAATATTTCTCATATCAGGGTCAAATTTAATATTCAGTCCCTCGCCTAGATAATAATGGGTTAGTTTATATTCTAAAACATCCATGTCGTCTGCATAAAAATAAAATGCATTCGACAGATCAAAAGGTTTCAAAAAATAAGTTTGTTTTTCTGTATGATCATCAAAGGATACCCTCTCAAATAACAATTCAAAAAACCATTTGCCATTATTTCTTAAATCAGTTAAGAAATCCTCAGACGAGTTTTTTATTTGCGCATGATACAGATTTAAATATGTACTAATTCCGCTGATCCATCTTTTTATTGGATCTCGTAAAATTACCACGGCCGATTCATACACTGGAAAACTCTTAGACTCTAGTAAATTGACTCCATAAAACCCTTTATTGTTTATTGCTGTTCTGACATTTGTGCTAGCATTCTTGGGAATATTAATATAGATATTTTTTAATGTTTCATTATAATGACATTGGGAATATTGATGACCTTTATAATTCCAGTAATCATAATATATTTCGTTGAAATTTTTTAGGCTGTTTATTTGCATTATCTTGGATAATTGTAAAATGTAATCGAATTTATAAAATCATAATCTTTTTTGTAGCATTGTATCACTCGTGCTTTTAAATCTAACTTTTCGTTGATTTTCTTTTGTATAAATTTTGATATCTGATTAGTGTCAAAATTTGATTCAGACAAGTTAGCCTCTGCTATTACATTTGTATTTAGATCGTTACCTAAAAAAGAATTAATTTGTTCTATTAGATTTTTGTTACAACGAAAAAATGTTGGATTATAATCAAGTATTTGTTGAATGTAATTTATTTGTAAATCAGTATGATCGTCAAATATTATTTGATCGAATATAATTTTCTCAGTAAGATCGTTATAATCCTGAACAAAGTGATCGCTTCCGTATCCTGGGCCTAACAAATGAAGAGCGGCGTATGTAGCAAACCCGCTTACCCAACGATCAACTGGATCTCGTAAAAACGCAATGGTTGTTTTTATAGATTTATTATTTTCTAAAATATTCCAATGTGTCCATGTATTTTCTTTGAAAATATTGGTCAAGTATGTGCTGGCATTTTTTGGAATGTTAAGATAAAAGATATCTCTGTCAGGGGATAACATACCCCCTCCGGGATAATATCCTTTATCTTGTGTCACTTAGTTTGTGCTGGTAAAATATAGTTGTATACTGCCAATCCGGAATCTACAGTGATCTGCGCAGCACCTTCGTCACTAAATCTGATCATTTTATCGCCGCTTAGGCTCAAAATACTAATTACTGCGCTGATTGGCCAACTCCATGCTTTTGATAATGATCCTGCCACATCATGTGCAAAAACAAAGTTTCCTGCATGACTGCTATGATCGCCAAAGTAAAAAACTAAATTGTTGTTTTCTGTACGAGCAATAAAAGTTGTTTCGCCACTGTTGGCCTGTGCCTGAAATTTTAACCTTTGAATGGCCGCCACTGTTGGTTCAATTTCTACTCCCCATTTTACTCCTTTGAATTTTACTGTTTTTAATTGATCACTAACTACCTCGGCACTCATGAAACGATAATCATTCTTGAAATCACCGCTAGAATTTTCAAAATGAATGCCAGTTGGAGTGTCTTCTTTTTTTGTTATAGTCAGTTTAGAATCTTCCTTGTATTCGGGAATATTTAAAATTGTGTTTAGTTTACTTAAATTTGGCATTCCGAAAGTTCCAATAAATTCTGGAACAGGGTTATGGAATTGTGCCTGTACAATCACTGTGCGCTCGTCGCTTACTGCTTCGATTGTAGTTGTATTTTCGTTGCCAATAATTTTTACTAAATCAATGATGCCTAGGCTATGTGTGTGTTGAACAATGTCATGCAAATAATCTTTCATGAAGGTCTCCGTTAATGTTAAAAGTTTATTATGTATTTAGAAATTTGTCAATGTTAAAAATTAATTTTTAACTTGTATTTGACCAGATGTTTGTCCTAATTTTATAGATTTGAGTTGTCCTGGTTTTTTAAATTCAATTATAGAATGAGCAGGTTCGGTATCAAAACTATAAATTGTTTCAAATCCTATGCTTTCTGCTAATGGAATTAATATACTTTTAGGCACATAAGTCATAAAATAATTTTCTGCATAACTGGCTGCAGATGGCATATCTGCATTATTATATGTAAAAAGTATTTTGCCACCAGGTCGTAACCATTCATTGGACTGTATTAATAATTGTTTAATGCTATCTAAACTCAGATAGTTAAAAAAATTGAAGCTAAAAATAAAACCAAATTGATTTTTGGGTAAATTTGGAATTTTATAGTAATCTTTGATTGTATATTTTTTTACCCTACCTTGGTATAATTTAGGAAATTGCTGTACAGCCGAAATCAGAAATTCGTCATACACATCTGATATGTATAACGGATCACTTGCTATTAAATATTTTGTCCATTCTCCGTCTCTACAACCAATTTCTAATGCAGGATATTGCCAGTTACTATTTAAATTTATTCTTTGAATTAAACTTAATTGAAAATCTTCGACACATTGTAATTGTCGTATATTTCTAACGATTTGAGGATCCTGACACGCTAATTCTAACTGGTAATTGGCTCCAAAAAACTTCGAAGATAAATCATCTATTTTACTCTGTACCAGTTGTACAGCATCTGCTATGTCTAATGTTTGTTTATCTAATTGTTGATGAAATTGACGATGCTCAACGGCAATAGACAAAATTTTGTCGGTGAATTCTACATCAATGTTTTCACTTAAATGTTGCAGTCGTAGATAATTAGTTTCTATTTCTTGTCTAATAATCGAAGTATTAAATGCTTTTTGCAATTCATTGCGCAAAGTAACTAATTGATGTAGATTCATCGAGTACCATTATATACACAGATTATTTATTCAAATGTAAACAGGCTGTCAAATGTTGTTTTAATGTCTGTATGTGAAGGTATATCCCACTCTAGCACACCAAGAAGATTTTCTACTTTTTGATCCACAATAGTACCTTCCATTTCGCTATCGTCAAATGGAAGTTCCTTAAACCAATTTGGTAAGTGTGTTTCGTCTGTTGGATATCCTACACTAGTATAACCTAATGGGTTATCTTTCAGTTTGCACACAATAGTTTTCATTCCATCCACAATGGCCATGGAATAATTATCTCCGTGCATTCTGCGTAGATTATTCCAGTTCATGGCTGCTCGAACATGCCCTGGCATGTTGGCACGACCTAATCTTTCTTCTTCTTTTGTATACTTGGTTAAATTATTAACACGCTTAGGTGTTCCTTTTTCCCATGCAGGTCTATCTTGGAAGGCCAATTTAAATTCTCGTACTTTATCATATACATGATTCTGATCCTGACCAGTTAGTACATCTGTAAGCAAATCACTTAAGAAGTCTTGTACAACTTTGGGTGTGTCTGATCTCTTTAGATCTAAACCCATGGCTTTGACTTTACCTGGTTTGCCATGCGTATCTAATCTATTATTTTCTAAATCATAAATTAAAACAGCATAGCGTTTTTTCTTTATGAATAGTCCTTTAGACGCAACAAGTTCTCGTCCGCCTCTGATAAGATCTCCCATGCTTCTGGGCACATGACACGCTCGCTCCATAAATCCTGAGAAGCTTGCATTGACTTGATCTGCAATGTTGTCATACAGTCGTACACAAATGTCCTTATTCCATTCCATTCGGCCAGCCGCAACTTCGTCCTTAATCGCAGGCCAAGCTGTAAAGTAACAACTATCAGTGTCTCCATAGATGATAGCTTCACCCACATGATCGTACTTGCCCGTGATGACTTCATTGATATAGGCATCCATGTGCCTAGCAATGATCCGTCCAGTGAGCGTAGTGCTTTGACCAATCCTTTTATCGAAAAATCTACAACCCGGATTAAGGATCGCCCCGTATAAACTGTTAAGGTTAATTTTTTTGACCAACTGGCGCTTATCCCAGAATGCACGATCTTCATCAGTTGTCGCTTCTTTTTTCTTTGCCTGGAGTTCTTTGCGTTCTGCATACCATCTCTCTAATAATCCTGGTACAACGGCTTTTTGTTCATAGCTGAAGATAGTTCCATTAGCTGACAACATCCATGGTCGGTTTGAATCAAATATTAATCGCCAAATATCAGCAGCACTCATAATATCTGACCCACCTGTTTCCCAGTCAACGGTAATTTCTGTACCAACTTCGGCATTCATAACTGCTGTATATTCAAGACTACCAAACATGTTTTCCCAGGCATCTGCAAAGCTACTGCCCGAGTTCATTTTTTCTTGAATATATCTGTCAGTCATTATCGGTCTAAGTTGTCCAATAATTGACTCTTGTGCCATGTTAAGAGCGCGGATTGCTGACGGGTAGAGCGAGTTGATGTCGATGGCGCCAATCCAGTCGTGCATTCCTTTCTTGGGGAAAGCAACATAGGCACCTGCTGCTTGTGTGTCTCCTTGGTCATCTCTTCCTTTCCTATTAGGTACAACCATACCTCGTTGATGTGCTTCATTAATAATCGCCTGTTCAGTAACTGCTACTGCGCCCATTGTAGTTGGCAGTAATACTGTATTATCATGTGCTAGTTCATTGGCTAGATCTAGGAAACGCAATTTCTTATCTAGTTTGGCTACAAGCATGGTATCTTGTCTGTTATAGTCAATGAACTTAGGAAAGTCTTTGTTATACAATTGATCAAGCGTACCTTCATATTGTGTTTTACGCTCGTCTAGTTCATATTCACCGATGGCATCTAAGCTGTAGCTATGGCGTTCTTCATAGGTGTATTTGCGGTACAGTTGCATATAGTCCATATGCACACGACCAATTAAATCAAAGGTCAAATTCTCTGCACCAAATCGTTCAAATGTTCTTTGTTTGGGAAGTTGACCCCAGAGACAAAATCTACGAGTATCATCTTTGTTTAATACTCGGGTAACACGCATGACCATGTAGGGAATATCAAAGCCTTCTGAGTTCCATCCGCTTAAGATATCTGCATCATCAATAATGTCTAAAAAAGTGTTAAGTAGATCTTCTTCGCGTTCAAACAAGAAACAGTTATCATACTTGTTGCAGATTTCCTGTGCAGTATCCCAAGAATAACTTTTTGGTGGAACAACAAGTGTAACCAGTTTATCCATCCAGTCAAGATAAACACTGATAGCAGTTATCGGATTAAACGGATCTTCGGGTTTACTGAAACCTCGCTCCGGGTCAAAATCAACCTCAATGTCGAAAAATGCAGTATGTAGCTTGGGAGATTCAGACCCCAAATAGTTCTCTTCGAGACAACGGAAAACTGGATTAATATCTGATTCCCAAACACGCTTGTTGCTGTTAATACGAATCTCTTTCTGAAATTCCTTATTCGACCTGGTTGAAAACCTGCTAACAGGAGTACCGTAAACAGTACGAAATTTACCACGCGGATCGTCGAAGTAGAATATGTAGTTTGCTGGGTATTCTCGATAAACTCGTTCACCGTTAATCCGTTCCACAATGTGGATACGATCCTGGTTACGATCATATAATGCGTCAACATAGCTCATATATAGTAATTATAATTTTATAAAGTAAGATTGTCAAGATAATAATCTTATAAAGCCAACAGTATCAATGGTAGTTAGCAAGATGTAATTAGCCAGCATTCCAAATGATTTCCTAGTATAAGCAGCCCAAGCATACATAGCACAACCACTGATCCAAATAGGATATAGTATCAGTAACGGAGGGTTGGGTACTGTGAAAGCCATAGTGATCGCACATCCAATACTAATAGCCCAAGCCAACAGCTCCACAACAAAGCGATAGCGATTGCTACTCCAATCATCTCGTATCCAATCTATTGTAGGTCTAAATACAGTATCAATCATTAAATAATTTTAGAAACTTTTCGTAAGTTTCTTTATGCCTTAATCTTATAAGTGCATTTAAGTTTTTCTGTTGAATTTCTTGAAGCTTTGTTATATCAAAAGTTTTAGATTGTAAAAAGTCAATTGTATCTAACACACAATTCATTCTATCATTGATGTTTAGTATTGAATCGTAACCTTCGTCGAAAATTTCTTCATAAGTAGTGAAGCCCATATCATGTAGAAATTGCAAATATTTTGGCGTTCCGATTACTACAAAAGGGTGACCTAACATTAGACATTTTAGTGTCTTTTCTGTCACATGGTATTCTTCTAATTCTGCTTCTGTTTCGACTACTACACTAAATTTTGTTTTATAAAAAAGTTCATTTTTTGTAAAATAACTTAAATTATATTTGTAATCTGTATCACTAATGCTTATTGGGCTATAAAATTTGTTTTCAAATTCAAATTTTGAATTAGTTCTTTCGTATGGTATATCGATGTCTAACAAACTTTGATTGCCTATACATTTGCCATAGTAAGATGTCAAACTATTAGCTAAATTAAATCTTGATTCTAACTTGCTAACAAATATATCCCGCCATGGTTTAGATCTTCCTACTAGACAAAGAAAATCAAAATTTGGATTATATTTCGAAAAGATATCTAAGTCTAATAGATGAAAATATAAATTTGATCTATTAGCTAATCTATTTTGACAATCAATAATGTCCCAGGGAACATAAACTAATTCATAATCAATTTTGGTTTTATACTTTTCTTTATGCCAGAAAGATTCGCTAAACAGGATATATTTTTTATTTGAATCTAACTTGTCTTGAATTGATAAAAATTGTCTAAGTGTTTCTACTACAATTATGTTCAAATTTTTAAATTCTAAATCAACATTTGAATATATTTCAAAAATGTCATATATAGGGATTCCGTCTTTTACAAAATTGAATTTTGTAATATTCTCGCCATATTGAATATTTTGAACATATTGATAGTAATCAACATGATCTAAAAAACTTTTAACACTTTGAACTCCAAAATTTTCTTTGAAAGAACAAAAGTTTACTTCATTCAAAGTGTTTTGCCCACTGTCTGCAGAATAGTGTTTAGTTCTTCGTTATCGGCGTTTTCGTCGCCTAGTTTTGATTTGTGTGCAATCTTGATTGCTTTTTTTAGAATGGCTGGTTTAATTTCCATTTCTTCTGCAACTGCTTTGATGGTATCACTCAACCCTGCATTGAGATCTTCAACTTCTTGCATAATGGTCATGCCTTCGTTGATGATTTGGGTTAGTTTGGCTTTTTGTTCAGCCGAGAACATTCTTGAACTCATAATATCTCCTGGATTAAGTTAGATTATTATAAATGTTTTTTTATTGTAATGCAATACTAAATTGCTCACTTTAACCCTCTGGGCACGACTCCTTTGGGTAGCGCAGCAGCCGCGCCCTCACGGTCCTAAGGTGAAGCCTTTATCTCACAGGTTCTAGTCCTGTTAATTGTTCCATCTGGTTGAGTTTCTTCTTGCCAGGCTGTGCATACTTGTTCTTGTTTGGTTTGATTTTCTGCTTTTATTTTATCTATAGTATAACTGGCGCTCATCCAGCCCATTGCGCTGAAGAATCCCCATACTATCATATAAGGTATTTCACCTAACATTGTTTATTTTTTGTTTGATAATTTCAATGACCTTGTCATTGAGTACCACTTCATAATGATTACATTCTAACTCGATTAATTCCATAATGTCTGCCCTATGACTTTGACTGGCAATGGTTACTACACCATCATTTGGCGCAGATATCCAGGGTGCCGAACCGGTTGTTGTAACAATATTGACCCAGGGGCGATGCAGATCAAATGCATGTGCTTTTTTCATAGCCCATGAATTGGGACCTATATCTTTAAGTAATCTGCTGTAGGGTAAGAAATATTTTGCAACATCG